GGAGTTGCAAAAGCTGTCTTGGTATGTGGTGAACAGACAGCCAAAGCCGTATGACGTCATTATCAACATCCCACCCGGCACGTCGAAAAGTACGATTATTTCGATTATGCTACCAGCTTGGCTGTGGACTATCGCCCCGTGGGTGAAGGTCATCTCTAACTCCTATTCGGGTGATTTGTCAATTGAACTTTCCATCAAGTCAAAGGATATTGTAACAAGCGACAAGTACAGGCGTTATTTCCCGAATGTGATGCTGAGAAAGGACAAGAGCGGAAAGCAACACTATGAGACAACAGAGGGCGGGTTCCGCTACGCAACGTCAACGGGAGCGACAATCACGGGTTACCACGCGCATATAATCCTCAACGATGACCCAGTCAACCCGAAACAGGCGAACAGCGACCAGATGCGAGTGACAGCGAACGAACACACGAAGACACTTGCGTCACGTAAGGTCAACAAAGAGAACACCCCGACAATAACAATCATGCAGAGACTACACGAAGAGGATGTGACGGGGTATCTGTTGAAGAAGAAAGCCGACAAAATACGGCATATATGTTTGCCAGCTGAGGTGAGCGAGAGAGTGTCACCGCCAGAACTGAAAGAAAGGTATGTCGACGGATTGTTAGACCCGATACGACTTAACAGGTTTGTACTTGAAGAAGCAAGGATAGATCTAGGCTCTTTGCAGTATGCAGGACAGATGGGGCAGTCTCCAGTTGTTGAGGGTGGTAATATCTTCAAGCGTGACTGGTTCAAGGTCGTGACGATGCAGGAGTTTAGAGCAAGACGTTTCCAGGAACCCGTGCATTTCTATCTTGACACAGCATACAACAAGAAAAAGGCAGGAAGGGATAACGACCCAAGCGGAATTATGGGAGCTTGCAGGATAGGCAACGATATGTATATTGTCAAGGCACAGAAGATGTACAAGGAGATGCCCGACTTGCTGAAAATACTGCCCGAATTTATGGTCGCCAATTCCGGAGACTTGAACAAAAGCAAATTATGCGTTGAGCCGAAATCGTGCGGTGAATCAGTCGTGCAGATGTTTGAGCAATATTCGTCTATGAACGTCAAAAGGACACCATGCCCGACAGACAGCAAGGAGACAAGGGCGATGTCCGTTTCTCCACGTGTCGAGTGCGGACGTGTGTATATTGTCGAGGGTGATTGGAATGCTGAGTTTCTGGACGAGTGTTGCGGGTTCCCGAATACACCGCACGATGAGTTTGTTGATATTCTCGGATATGCAATCAATGATTTGCTAGACACGGAGCAATACGATTTCAGCGGACTTGACAAGTCATTCTTTGGTTTGTAATATTTTTGTATTTTTGTCGCAATTAATCAATTAAATAGAACGGACATGATAATTACAGACGTATTCAGGAACTATGTCAATTCAATGCTTGGACGCAATCAAGAGTTTGAGCAGTTGTTGGCGAGCAAGGATATAGATTCGGTTTTGTCGCAGATGCAGAGCCGAAAAAGCGACGCATACAACGCGCTGAAGGAGTACAACCCGAATGAGCATGATGTGATGAAGAGACCGCCAAAAATCAAGCGAGACAAGGAGGGGAATGTGGTAGGCAATCCCGTCGAGGTGGCAAAACTCCCTATCGCCTACCAATCGTACATAAATGAGATTGCGTTGGTATTCCTTTTCGGTCAACCCGTAAAGTGGTTGCAGAACAGCGAGGAGACGGACGATGCTTTCAAAGCGTTCACCGATGTAGTCAAAAGAACACGTTTCAACTCGCGTATAAGGGAGTGCAAGCGAATAGCAGGGGCAGAGACTGAATCGGCTATGCTTTTCCGTGTCTTTAAGAACAGCGAGGGGAAAGCGGATGTGCAGATTCGTGTCTTGGCTAACTCGAAAAATGACGAGATATACACAAAGTGGGATATTTACGAGAATCTAACCGCTTTTGCGTGGGGTTATTGGGCAAAAGAGGGCAACGAATCAACCTATCATATCGAGTTCTACACACCCGATAAGATTTACCATTGTAAGAAATTGCAGGTCGGTTGGGATGTGGTGGAGGAAATCAATCTCGTTGGCAAAATCCCAGTCATCTATTATCGACAAGAAAAAGAGTGGGCAGGGGTTGAGCAATTGATCAAGCGAGAAGAGTTTATAGCGTCACGAACAGCGGACACAAACGACTATTTCGCTAACCCAATAGCCGTGATTTCCGCTGACATTGTTAATAATATGCCCGAAAAGGAGGAGACGGGCAAACTTCTAATCACCAACGGTGACCACAGTGTCAATGAAGCTGTCAAGTATCTGACGTGGGATTCAGCACCCGAAAGCAAAAGGCAGGAGATAGAGTGGTTGCAAAACCAAATCATGTCAAGGACGTTCACACCAAACATCACACTTGACACGTTAAAATCACTTTCTAACCTAAGCGGAAAGGCTTTGCGGACGGTGATGTTGTTGGCAGACATAAAGGCGAACAGACGAAAGGAGATATACGATGAACTGCTTGACAGAACAGCATCACTAATCATCTCAATCATCGGCAACGTGCTTGATATTCGGCTGAAAGCGATGTGCGACAAACTGATAGTCGACCATGAATTCCAAGAGCCGTTTGGTGAGGATGTTGAGGCTACAATCGCCAACATAACACGTTCAGTAGACAGCGGAATGATGAGTCAAGAAACAGCGGTGGAGATGAATCCTCTTGTCAAAGATTCAATCAAGGAAATCAACCGCCTTAACGGAGAAGAGGAGAAGAAGAAACAGGATGATGACGATGTGTTCAAGGCGATGGCTAATATGGTATAATGGCAAAGAAGAATAACAACATATTCAGTCGTTCGGAAAGAGAGAACAAAGCGAGTGCGGCACGAAGTAAGGCTTATGCCGAAAGTGTCCGTCGTATGTTCTCGCAGACCGTAACCGACATCTTAGAGACGTTGAAAATGTACCCCGACATTACGGACTGGGAAATGTTCAGCTTTGACGCTCAATCAATCCGTGTACAAAAGGAGGTTGAGCGTCTCCTTCGTCGTCTCTCTGCATCCGTCACACTCGCAACGGAGGAGGATATAAAGATTGAGTGGGGTTTGGCTAACGACAGCGTGGACGCGCTGATTGAATCCGTTGTTGGTAAAAAGGTATTGAGAGACCCGAACTTCAAGTCATGGACGAACCGCAACGCACAGGCGATGGACGCATTCATTAGCCGAAAGCACGGCATTATGACACTCAAAGACCGCATTTGGCAGACTACACGGCAGTTGAGGGAAGAGATGGAAGTGGCTTTGACGGTTTCGATTGGCGAGGGAAAGAGCGCCGCACAGATGAGCCGTGAAGTGAAGAAGTATCTCAACGACCCCGATTTGATGTTCAGGCGATTCCGTTATAAGATTGGTGAGGACGAGGGCGGTAATCCCATCTACGGCAGAAAGTGGAAGAAACTTGTCAAGGACGAGGACGGACGCAAGCATTGGATTGACTACGACAAGGATTCCTACAAGGTCGGACGTGGAATGTACAAGTCAGCGACAAAGAACGCAATGCGAGTGACACGCACGGAGACGAATATGGCATACAGACGTAGCGACCAGACGAGGTGGCGAAATCTTGACTTCATCATCGGCTACCATATCGAGCCAAGCCACAGCCATGACGAACCCGACATTTGCGATCAGCTGAAAGGCGATTACCCAAAGGATTTTGAGTGGAGCGGTTGGCACCCTAGCTGTTTATGTGTGTCAACTCCTATCCTAATGGACGAGGACGAATTTATCAAAATGCAGAAAGCAAGGGCAAGGGGCGAGGAGTACAAACCTCCTAAACAAATCACCGACTATCCAGAGAATTTCAAGCAATGGTGCAGAGAGAACAAAGACAAGATAAAAGACGCAAGAAAACGTGGAAAAGAGCCGTATTTCGTTCGTGATAACAATAAAGGTAGTAAAAGACACGACAAAGGGAGAGGAGTGAAAATTTAAAGATTTTTGTAAAATTTTTCTTGATTTGCTTGCATATATGAAATAAAAGCAATATGTTTGTAGTGTAATTAAGAAACAGAGATAATAACAATTAAAAAATAACGACTATGGAAACATTAAATATCATCTGGACAATGGAGATTATGGATACAGTTTATTACGCTGAGAAGTTGAGAAAAGGACAGAAAATCGGAATTAAAAGAGAATCTGGCATTTATGTAATCACAAAGACAAAGCGTAATGAGTTCACTCTTACAAAGGATAATGAATTGATTTCCACAGGTAACGCAATAAGAGTTGCAGGTGACATCGAATGGAAAAACGAATCGTTCGCACGTCTTCTTGAACAGGAAAAGAAAAACGCAAAAAGATGCGCTGAAATCTTGGCTAAAGACCCAGAGCATTTTACAAGAATTAACGTGATTTACGCTTAATTAAAAGTAATACTAACCAGTGGGGAGCAATCCCTGCGGTTATGCTGACATAGCGGACAATTTTGTTCTATAACAGCTACAGACATAGAACAACAAAAGGGTACGGCTAACAAACCGTGCCCTTTTTTCTTTGATACAACACTCCACAAAAAAAAAAATTGTAGCTCAACACAACACACGAAAGAAAAAACATTTATATTTGTCGCAAACGAACTGAAATATTTTTTCATGAAACAAAAATTTTTGGAAATCTTGAAAGACAAAGTCAAGGATTTTGGACTTTCGGAAAAGGCAATCGATGAACTTGTAGAGATGAGCATCGAGGGACTTACAGCGGAATCATCGGTCGAGGATTTCACAAACAATGCGGAAAAACTTGTGCCATTTGCAAAAATGATGCAAAGGGAAATTACAAGAAAAACCTCAAAAAAAACAATCGACCCCAAGCCATCGGAAGGAGAGGGCAAAAAAGGCGAGGGAGACGGCAAAGGCGATGAAATGCCAGCGTGGGCAAAGGCATTGCAGGAAAGCGTCGACGCATTGACGAAAGAAAATGCGGAGCTGAAAGCAAGCGCTAAGGCAAACGAGAGAAAACAGGCAATCACAGCCAAAGCTAAAGAACTAGGCATTCCTTCTTACTTAGTAGAGAAGATGGCATTCGCAGACGATGCTGACATCAATGCGGAGCTAACGGACTTGAAACAGAAGATGGTGACAGAGAATCTGTTGCCGAAGAATGCCGTAATCGAGAAGGGCACGGAAGAAGCCAAGATGAAGGAGGACGCAGACTCTTGGGCAAAGAACCTACCCGACAAATAAATAACCCTTAAACAATTAAAACAATGGCAGTAGAATTTAACAAGACCTCGCATGAGGGAAACAACCCCGATTTTTGGAGGGGTGAAGCAAAGATTTTGCCAGGCGGATTCATTCTTGGGCAGACATTGCCAGTAGGTTCGGTGGTGCGTCGTGGCACACCGCTGTACATCGAGGATGAGCCAAACCGCAAGGCTTATATCTGCAAATCAGCTGACGTGACTGACGGTTCGGACGCTGACGCATTGCAGGTTGCGAAAGGTCACTTTTTCGCAGTTGGCGACAAAGTGACAACAGCAGGAGACACAACAAGCAATGGAACACCTAAATCAATCACAGCTATCGACACTTCAAACGCAGGATATGACGTGCTATCATTGTCGGGTGACATCACAGGATTGTCAAACAACAAAGGCACAATCGTAGAGGCAGGAGGAATATGGGGAACAAACTTGGGCAAGTCCAAATATGAGCCTAACGCAGTTGTTGGTTCGGATGCTGAAATCGACGGCAGAGGTGTTGCGTCTGTGGATGTGGCATTCGAAGGTGTCGTGTTGCGTAATATGGTGAAAGCACCTATCGCATCAATCTGGCTAACGGGTGGTATCTCGATGAAGAACAACCACTCTATCAAGTTCATTATTCAGTAAAGAAAGGAAAAGGAGAGTGAATTATGGCAAATTTTGAATTTTCATCTATCTTCGGAGAATTGACGAAGAATACACAGATTCGATTCGATGCGGCGACAAGACTTAACAAGAGCCTTGTCGACAATGTTCTTATCGAGCGATTCCTAGACTGGGATATGCCTACGCACGGATTAAATTTCGACGAAATTATCGGTCAGTATAACGTGTCTATTGCAGCGCCTACAATCGGAGACAACTCAAAGGAGCCGATTATGGGTACTGAGGGATTGCAGACAATGGCAGGAAAGGTGTTCAACCACGCTTTGTCAAAGCCAATGACAATCCAGACTTACCGTAAGATTTTGCAGATTCTCGATTCTAAGAGCATCACAGACGACGCAAAGAAACAGCAGTTAATCAACCTAATGTGGGGTGATGTAACATCTGTTGTGTCTGCCGTGTATGGCAAGTTGGATATGATTTTCTTGCAGGCTATCTCTAACGAGGGTGTTGCGACACTTGACGGAACAACAAACCCCGAAGGTATCCCAGTGACAATCGACTACAAACAGCCAGCCGGTAACATCGCAAAAAGCACGGGCAATGACGAGTGGAAGGACGCAAACATTGCAACGGTCGATTGCTTTAAGCAGATTATGTCGATTGTTGACACAGCATCGGAGAAGGTCAAGTTCGGTAAGATTCTAATCTCACCAGCTTTGTTCTCTTACTTCTGTCGCGCAACAAAGACACGTCAGCTCATCCACGGCACAAACGATTCTTCAAAGATTGTGCAGTTGAGCGACGTAAACAGCTATATGCAGTCAAACGACCTTCCAACATTCGAGATTATCCGCAGACAGGTACGCATCCAAGACGGCACTTCACGCACTCCTTACACTCCATTTAATGGGAAGAATCTTGTGTTCATTCCAGATTGCAAGTTGGGAGTTATCAAGAACGCATACGCTAACAACGAGTTGAGACCGGAGCCAAACGTGGCTTACTCAAATTACGGTCGTATTCGTGTTTCACAGTGGGGTGTTGGCGAGACACAGGGTTCTAACGGTGTCGAGTACACAAAGGCAGAAAGCCTTTCTGTTCCATTAATTACAGAGATGAACGGAATCTACACTCTTAAAGCCAAGTCGTGATGGATAACCTTACAGCAACCTCATACCTATGCACCGCAATCTGTTCGTCGTTCTATCCAGACGACAGGGCGGTAGAGATAGCGATATTCAACGCTAATATGTTGGCAACAGACGAGGCAATACCGCGCGACCCTAACATCTTCAAGATAGCCGTTTCGCTTGTGCGTGGCTATGTTGAGAGTTCACGCAGTGAGGGCGGTGTTTCGGTCGGTGTCAGCCGTGAAGCGATTGAGGACGCAATAAAGGCTTGGGCAAAGGATTATGGGGTTGATGAGGAAGAGATAGCGTTGAAGCCTAAGACTATCGAAAATGGCTCTCTAATGTGGTAATTTTCATTTTTTTCTCTTAATAGGTATGCAGACAAACGGAATCATTACACCGTCTTTCATTAACGAGGAGACGAACGAATACGGAGAAATCACCGCAAGTGCAATAGCTTGGGGTTTATCCGCTCGCTGTGCTATCGTCACCAACACGGACAACCGATTAGGTAAGTATGAGGACGGTGAGTTTCGGATGTCTGCATACACCGTCTATATAGACGCACGTTCACCGCTTTTTGTCAAGTTGGAGACAGGAGCGGGCGAGACGTTGGCAAATGAGGATTGGAGGGAAATCATCGTCAAAGGGGAGTATCTCAATTTTAACCGTGTGAGACTTGAAAGACACAGTGAGGACTTGGGAGAGAAACGTGTGCAGTCGTGCGAGTATTTCCCACGAATGGGACGAATTGTAATGCGTGTTGCGTGATGGCTCTAGAGATTAATTCTTCGCAGTTGCAGAACCTTATGGCATCCGTTGCTGGCGACATTGAGATGTTGAAAGACACCGTCATTGAGAATCTTGCGTTCGTAGGTGAAACAGCCGTGAAACGTGCGAGGGATGTTGGCAACTATGAGGATAGGACGGGCAATCTCCGCTCATCAATCGGCTATCTTCTCGTCTATAACGGACGAACGATATACGAAGGTGGGCAGAAAGCCGTGAGCGGTAAGATTGGCGACGGAACGGACGGAGTGGCAACATCACAATCATTGCTCGACCGCATTAAAGGCGAACTGCCAAGCGACAGAGTTGTTCTTGTCGTTACAGCAGGAATGAGTTATGCGTGGTACGTCGAGAACGTGCATCACCGTGATGTTCTTGCGTCGGCAGAGCTAGAAGCAGACAGACTTGTGAAGAAACTTTTTGAAATTGACTGATTATGGCGATAAAAACAGAAAGTGCAATCGAGAGGGATTTCTTGCAGTTGCTAAAAGATAGCAGTTTAGCAAGCGAGTTGCGTGGCAAAA